TCTGCTACGAGCGCTGCTTTACTTGGGAGCTCTTCGTTGACCCGCTCGAAGCTCGCTACGGCCAGCCGAGGAATCTGTTCCACGTCTACCCGTACGATCGGGATGAATTGCTCGAGCGGTTCCCCGACTGCGCGGCGGCGCTGGCTGCGGCGCCGGAATACGTCGAGGACGGAGAGGCCGAATGGGTAGGGAGCCGGCGCGTCAGCAACCAAATCACTGTGTACGAGGCGTGGCGCTTGCCGTTCAGCTCGAGCAAGCCCGGGCGGCACGTGATTGCAATCAACGATGCCGTGCTGTGCGATGAGGACTGGACGCGAACCTCATTCCCGTTCGTGTGGCTTCATTGGTCGAAGCATCTCGTCGGCTCTGATGGCACTTCGCTCGTCGAGGAGATTTCGAGCATTGCCGATGTCGTGAACGACACGGTTCAGCGCATGCAGGATTCGCACACGCGAACCAGCATGAGTGTACTCACCTTCGAGGAGGGCTCGATCCGCGAGGAGGACATCCGTTCGAACGAGGACGGGATCAATCTGCGAATTGCCCCCGGCAAAGCAATGCCACAGTACTTGCGCGCCGAGCCATTCGGGCAGGCAAACGTCGACTTCCTGCAGCTGAACGTCGACAAGCTCCACGACATAAGCGGCGTTTCTGAGATGTTGTCGAGCGCGCAGAAGCCCGATGGGGTGACCGCTGCCGTTGCGATTCGCGCGGTTGCCGACATTCAAAGCGAGCGGTTCAGCGTGATCTATCGCGCCTACGAAGACGCATTCGTGGCGCTCGCTCGGCAGACGGTCGCGTGCACGCGCGAGCTCGCCGCGCTGAACAAGGATTTCGAATCGAAGTGGACCGGCAAGGGCTTTCTCAAGTCCATCAAATGGAGCGATGTCGACCTTGAGGAAGACCGATATGTCATCCAAATCTACCCGGTTGGCGAAGTCAAAAACACCCCAGCCGACCGGCTCCAGTTGGTGTCCGACCTTAACGGGGCCGGCAAGGTTAGCGACGAATCACTACTTGAGGTCATCAAGTACCTCGACGTTTCGAAAGAGCTCGAAAGCGTCTCGCGGCAACGCTCGCTGATCGAGAGTTACATCGATCAGTGGCTCGACGCTACGCCCGAGATGGAGCAGGAGGGCACGTTTCGTTATCGCGCCCCGATCCCCTGGATGCCGTCGCTTGCCGATGCGCTCGTGCAAGTCGCGCAGGCGTACCTCGAGGCCGAGATGGAAGGCGTGCCCGAATGGAACAAGGACTTTTTCCTGCGCTTCATGCAGGAGGTCGACCTTGAGATCCAGAAGAAAGATGCGCGCGCCGCCGCCAACGCGGCAGGCCACCCGATGGCGCCGGAAGCGCAGAGCGTGGCCCCGTCCGGGCCGCCCGCCCCGCCAGGCTCACCCGGGCCGCCGCCACAACAGATGCCCCCGGCGAGTGCCGGCCAGCCCCCCCCTGGACCCCCTCAGCCGGGGGCACCTGCTCCCCAGATGATGCAATAAAATGGCAGACGCAGCAGAGACAGCGGCCCCAGCGGCCCCAGCGGCGGCAGCAAGCGAAACCCCGAGCGACGGCGGTGGAATCAAGTCCGTTGCCGAGGCAATCGAGGGCGTTCTCGCGAAGCCTACCCCCAAGCCTACCCCCAAGCCTGACCCTACTGCTGCTCCAAAGGGCAAGCCGCCGGAAAAGGGGCGTCGAGTCGAAAAGCTCGAGCAGAATGCCGTTGCCGCCGCTGCCGTTGCGCCGGCTCCCGAGGAAGGTGCGAGCGCGAGCGAGAAAGCTCGCTACTACCTGAAGCATGGCGACGTGGCGAAAGCCATCGACGCGGCGTTCGGCAACCTGAGCGAAATTGACGCGACGCTGCCAGAGGGCGTGCGTGAAGCGCTGGCGCGCAAGCTCGCCGTCAACTCGGCGCAATGGGAGCGCCTCCGGAAGCACGAGCAGGCGACCAAGCGCGCGTTCAACGAGCGCGAGCAGAAGCTGGGCGGCATCATCCAGAATCTGCAGCGCGAGTACGCTCCGCTGCACCAAGCGCGGCAGGCGTATGCGGCAGCGGACTACGACGCGGCGTTCAAGCTGGCTTTCGGCGAGGACGCGACGGAATTCCAGCGCAAAGTAATCGGGCAGCGCGTAGGTAAAAATCCAGAGGTAGAGCGGCTGCGCGCCGAGCTCGAGCAGGAACGCGCGCAGCAGCGCCAATGGGCTGAGCAGCAGCGCCAGCAACAGGCGCAAGCCGAGCAGCAGCAGGCCGTCAACAACTACGTGGCGGAGATTGGCCGCGAGCTCTCGCAGAGCGATGACGCCGCTGTAAGGAAATATGCGTCGAGGCCGGCGTACGTCGGCCGGGTGTTTGAGATCTTGCGGCATCATTACGATGCTGCTACAAACACCACGATACCCCTCACCGTTGCGGCCGAAGCGGCGCGCGACGAAATCCTCAACTCGCTGAAAGATTGGCGAATCGAGGATGAGACGAGCGGCCTCACCGCCGCGCCGGCTGCCCGGGCCAGCGTCCTGCCCGCGAAACCGCCTGTGGCCAAAGGCCCTGCGCGTTCGCTGAAGCAATCAGGTGCCGCAGAGGCGACCGGAGCGCAGGTCAAGCTGACGAGCGCGCAGATACGCGAAAAGTATCAGCGGATCATGTCGGCGGAAGACCAGCAATAAGCCCGAGCTCGCGTCGCGGCCAGGGACAAGTCCATGGCCTCAACTCTCGCGTCTTTCGACGCATTCCTCAAAGATTTCTACACCAAAGACAAGATTGACGACCTGACCAAGAAAGACCGGCCGTTTTTCGGCATGGTCAACCGCGAGGAAGACCTCGGCGGCGATCAGTACGTCCACCCGTTCATTTTCCAGAACCCGCAAGGCTTCGGCGCGACGCTCGCCAAGGCTCAACAGGGCAGCACGCAAGGTTCCGGCAACGGCAATTTGCAGGGCCGCAAGTGGAAGGTTGCCTATGGCGACTACTCCGCGAGCGTCCAGATCGGCGACAAGGTCATCAAGGCCTCGCGCTCGAACGTCGGCGCCTTCCTCCGCGACCAAGAGACGGAAATCAGCGGCCTCTACAACGGGTTCGGTGACACGTTCTCGACCTACCTCTACAACAACGGTGGTCAGGCGCTCGGCTCGTTTAGTGCCATCTCCACTGGTGTTTGCACGCTCGTCAACGCTGACGACGTGGTGAACATCGAGGTCGGCCAGATTCTGGTCGTGTCCGTCAACGACGGTTCCGACCCGTCGCACATCCTGGTGGGCGGCTCGGCTCAGGGCTTCGTCATCAGCGTGAACCGCAACGCGGGCACGTTCACCGTCTCCACGACTTCGGGCGGCGCGGCTGGCACCCCTACCAACTGGGCGGGTACACAGTTCGTCTTCCGTGACGGCGACTTCGGCGGCTCGGGCGCAACCCGCATTCTGCTCGGACTCGGCTCATGGATTCCGGCATCGGATCCGACTTCGACCACGTTCGAAAACATCAACCGCACGATTGACCTGGCCCGCATGTCCGGGATTCGGCTGACCACGGCTGAAATCACCGGCACGACGCTGGAGCAGCGGCTCAAGCGCCTCGTCACGCGCATGCGCGGCCGCAACTTCGGGCCCGGCCCGGATGCGGTGTTCATGAACCCCGAGAAGTGGCAGAACGTCGCGGACTCTCTCGAGTCGCGCGGCTACCGCGAAATCGGCTCGGATGCTGTCACCGGCTACGAGAATCTGTCGTTCAAGGCCGGCGGCAAGACCATCAAGATCTACGCGGACCCCTTCTGCCCGATCGGCACGGCTTTCGCGCTCAAGATGGACACCGTCAAGCTTGGCGGGCTCAGCAAAATCCCCGAGGTCTTCAACGGTGACGGACTCGAGATGCTGCGCGCGGTGAGCACCAACGACTACGAGTATCGGCTCGTGGCCTACCCCGCGTTCGTGGTTGCCGCTCCCGGCTTCTGCGGCCGCGTGTCTACGACCTGAGGTCCCATGAGCACCGTAATTGGAGAGTCATACGCCTACCCGCTCGAATGCGCGCACCGAAGGCGCATCGAGCTGGAAGCGGTGGTCACGATCGGCGCAACGGGCGCAATCGCCTCGAGTATCCAAGACGACCCGGGGTTCACGATCGCGCGCGCTTCGACGGGCGTCTACATCATCACGTACCCGGCCGGCGCGGACCTGCTTGGTGGAAGCATCGATTTTACGATCGTTTCGGCGAACGCCGTGCCGACCGTGAAGTCGCAATACGTCACCGCATTCGCCCCCAACTCAGGCACGGCAACGATCCGGACGTTCCTCGCTGACGGTGCAACGGCAGTCGACCCGGCAACGGGCGACGTGATCCGTTTCCAGATTTTCCTGAACGCGAGGCGCGATTACTGATGGCGGCAATGCCGGGCATGGACGAGTCGGACGATGGCGGGAAATCGGGCAAAAAGCCCGTGGACCTTGCTATCATCATGGGCGGAAAGCCAAAGTCGGGAATGGACGATTCGAAAGATGACTCCAAGCCCGATGACGACGCGCTGCCGCACGGCTTCGAGGAAGCCTTCGCGGAAGCGTTCCCCGACGCGGCCGGCGACACAGAGAAGATGCAAGCGTTGAAGCGCCTCATCATGCTCTGCGACGACGACAGCGCGGGCTACTGATTTCGGAGGCGCAACGTGGCTAGGACAAGGACGCTGACGCAGATTTTGACCGACCTGCGTTGGCAGTCCGACCAGCTTGGGGCCACGTTGCGCCACGATGATACGTCGCTCACCCGAGCCGTGAATCAGAGCATCCAGCGCTGGCGGGAATGGGTGTGCGAGCAGGGTAGCCCGCTCTACCTCACCCCGCATAGCGGAACGCTCACCGTGGGGCCGACCGCTCCATTTGCCTTCGGCACTCTCGACTTCAGCGCGTGGACGCCGGTGGCGCTTCACATCTATCAGCTGGAGGTCACCGTCAACGGACAAGTGCTCGACGTGCCTCAGCTGCCCTTCGAGCAGCGCAACCAGTATCAGGGCGTCTTCGGCCCGACGCCGACCGGCTCGACGCAATCGATCCCGGTGGGCTTCTTTCGCTACAATTCGATCCTCGGCATCGTCCCGCCGCCGCAGTCAGCGTACCCCTACACTGCTTGGTATATGGGCCTTTTCACCGATTTGGTGAACCCGACCGACACCTTCGACGGCATCGCCGGCTGGGAAGAATGGCTCAACTGGGATGTGCTCATCAAGATCCTGATTCGCGACCGCGACCAGGAGGCGTATTCAACCGCAACCGCTGAGCGCGACCGGCTGCAGGCTGACTTCGAGCAGCGGCTGCGACAGGACCGCCCGAGCGTGAGCAAGCGGTACGACCTGCGCGGCATGCGCAACCGCAGGACGATGCTGTGACGCTGCAGCGGATCAACAATTTCATGACAGACCAGCCGCCCGAGCTCGGTCGTCAACTGTCGCGATTCGAGGACAACGCGGGGCGCGAACTAGACAGCGTGCGTGCGGCGTCGCTGCCCAAGCCGACACTGAGCGCGTTCACGTCGAAGGTGGGCGTTGCGGTCAACCGGGTCACGTTCTCGAACCCGGGCCAGCTCTCGATCGATTCGGGCCAAGCAAGCGTCAATGTGCTTTTCCCCAAGCTGACCACTGCTTTTTTCGGCCTCCGATTCACGCTCATCCGCCGATCGAGCTTGAACAGCGTCATCTGTGCGTGTCTGGACACGACCGTGTCTTGCCAGGGCTCGCTGACGTTCCCGACGTTCACGGGTGCGACGCCGCGAGTGATTGAGTTTTACTGCGATTCTTCAGGGTATTACTACCAATGAGCGATCTGCTCGCCATCGTTTGGGCCGCAGGGCAGAACGAGGGAATCGACGCGCGCTTGTTGCCGAAGGAGCAGCACAAGAGCGTCCAGAACGTGCGCTTTCGGAAAGACGGGCGGCCACAGAAGCGTGCGGCGCTCGGTCAGCTGACGTTCTCTGGCGCAGGTAACTCGCAATTCGTCAACTGCGGATTCGCACCAGACAGCGATCGCGTGTTGATCACGGGCGGGGCCGTGAATGTCTACAACCCGGTGTCGGCCTCCTTTGTCGTGCCGGACCAGGCGGGCGGTTCTGGGGTCAACATGTCGTACTGGGGGCCCGGGCAGAGGTTGCCCGCGTTCCGCAGTTTCTCCGACCCGATGACGAATCCTACGGTGGCATACCTGGGCGGCGTCTATTTCACCGCGGCTTCGATCAATGCCCAAAACGCCGGGAACCAGGTATTTTGCCAGCTTCGGAACGCTTCGGGCGGGAAAATAACGAAGACCAAAACTGTGGACGGGCCGGCGGACTATCCGCGGCTGCTGACGGCCAATGGAATTGTCTATTGTTTCTATTTGAGCGCCAATGTCGGCACCGCGAGCAACCTGCTTGTTCGCACGATCAGCACGACAGGGACCGTTTCGGCGGCCACCACGATCGGGACTGTCCCCATCAACTGCGGCGCCTTCGACGTGTGCGCGCACGGGTCGGCGGAGTTTCTCGTCATTTGGCAATCGAGCCTGACGCAGCTCAGCGTCCAGCGGTGGAACGCCACATCAACGCCGACCAGTGTCGCGGCGGCACAAACCATCACCACGAATTCATCCGCGCAATTCCCAACGGTCAACTGCACGAGCAACACCAGCTCGATCTTTGTTGCGTGGCTTGAGCGGACGGCGACACCGAGCGTGCGATGCGCCGCCTACGACTCGACGCTAACGACGCAGACGGGCGCCCCGTTCTCCGCGGCATCAACGGCCGGCCTGAATGACCAGCCGGGGATACTGATGACCAGTGCGACAACGGCCGACATCTACTATGGTGGCTTCGTCAGCTCCACGGGGACGATATCTCGGACGCATTTCGCGAGCGCCGGAACATCAACGGGCACCGCGACAGTCAATAACCAGCGGCTCTATTCGAAGCCCTTCAACGGGCCGAATGGACTGACTAATGCGGCCGACGCGGCCTATGTATGGACGCACACCCCGGAGTTGGACGCATGGGAGGACCAACGGACGACCTATCTACTGCAGTTCTCTAGCCTCCTGAACCGCATCAATCGCCATCTACATGTGCCGAACTCGCCGGCATCCAACGTCGTCACCGCTGGCGTTCCCGCGGGCAACTTGCACCTGAACGACGTGGTCGATACCGGTAGCGGATTTTTCACTAGCGGCCTGGTGCAGTTGCTTCCGACTACGACGGCGGCGGCCCAGTTATTTGGGATCGATGTTTTCACATTTCATTCGATTTTTGAGAGCGAATTTTACGCGAGCCGCGATACCGCTGCGGCTGGGCAAACGGTGCAAATAGCCGGGGGCGCCCTCGCTGAGTTCAATGGAGCAGTGGAGGAAACCGGAGTCTCCTCGCAGCCGGTCATCGTTTCGGCGACGATAGCCGTCGGCGGCAGCCTGACGGTCAGCTCAAGCTACCTGTACCGGGCGGTATACGAGTACATCGACCAGCGCGGGCGACGCCATCGAAGCGCCACATCAGACCCGTTTGCCGCCACATCGGGGGCCGCCGGCAATCAGACTTTGCAGGTCACAGTATCGACGGTCAATGCGGCATCGCTGGCGCAAACCACGGACGCCGGCTCTTCTTTTTACTCGCTGCACTTGTACCGGTCGTTAGCGGGGCAGTCGACCTATCACCGGGTGACGCCCAACGGCGGGGCGAGCATTTTTGGCATTGTTCCCGGAGGGGCAAACGTTCTCTACAACGACGGTTTGAGCGATGCCAGCGCAGGGGGGCAGGAATTCATCTACACGGACGGCGGTGTTCTCGATCACACTCTCCCGCCACCGAGCACGTTCCTCGCGCTGTGTAACAACCGGCTCTGGCTCGGCGGACAACTCGATCGCAACACCATTACCGCGAGCAAATCGCTGGTCGACGGCGAGCCGACGCAGTTCAGCGCGTTCCCGGCGTTCAACGTGCTCCTGCCCAGAGCGGTCACCGGAATCGCGAGCATCGATGGTACCGTGGTGGCATTCGCCGCGGACGCCATCTATCTCGTAACCGGCGACGGGCCGAACAATCAGGGCGTGGGCTCGTTCAACCCGCCCACATCACTGCCGACTGATGTCGGGTGCGTCGACTGGCGCTCCGTTGTCGAGACCTCGCTCGGCGTATTCTTCCAAGGCCAACGCGGGATATTCCTCTTGCCTCGCGGGTTCAACGTGCCGGTTTTCGTGGGCGCGCCTGTTGAGGATACGCTGAAAACGTATCCGGTCGTGACGAGCGCGACCCTGGTAGCGCCGACTGATGGCAGCGAAATAACCGTGCGGTTCACCGTGATTGACGCCGCGATGACCGGACCCGGCGCGGTGCTGGTCTACAACCTGCGCACGAACGGATGGATCGTAGACGTGCTCAGTCTGCCGGCTACAACGATCGTGGGTCCTGGCTTTTCGTGGCTCGGCAAGTGGGCGCAGACGACGGCCGCGCAGACGACAGGGCTCCTGAACGGCACCTACGAGGAGAACACCACCTACGCTGAGGGCGCGGGCAATTCGTTCGTACCGAGCGTGCTCGCGACCGGCGACGTGCGTCCATTTGGCGTGGCCGGCTACGGCAACTTCGAGAGCGTTCTCGTGATGGGCGAGTATCGCGGCAACGCTAACGTAGTGGTTTCGGTGAGCGTCGATGGCGTCACGGCCGACACCTACACATTTGCGGTGACGAGCGCGGACGCAGCAGACGGCGTTGTCTACCTCGATGTCACCCCGAAGATTCGCAAAGGCGCAAGCCTCGCGGTCACCGTGCAAGACGCCGCGATCGGCGGGGTGGCAACCGAGGGCTTCATTGCGCAAGCCGTGTATATCGAGGTCGAGCCAATGAAGTCCGGCAAGCGGCTGCCGGCCGCGAGGAGAGCGTAATGGCACTATCAGTTGCGAATGGGCAGACCGGTCTAGGGACCGTCCTGCAGAAGCCCGCGGCAACGGCCGCATTGAGCAGCACGATCGGGGGCATGAATCCCGGCGTGGCAGCCGCAGCGACCGCGCCCCCGCAGAACTACCAGAACACGCTGAACGCCGCGCACGCCGCTACGAACGCCGCGGCGTCGGGTGGTTTCGGCAATCCAACCGGCACCGGCACCGCTGCAGCTTCCGCTCATCAGGCGGCACAGTCGGGCTTCGGGAGGACACAGACGCAGGCGCCAGGCACAGTGGGGCAGGGGGCTATCGGTGGCGTGCTGCCGGCGACGGGCACGGACCCGGGGCTACTGATGCAAGCAGGTCTGAACGGGCGCTACTCGAACGATGCAATCGACCAGCAAAAGTCCGCGCTCAACCCGAGCCTGAGCAACCAGCAAAGCGACATCAAGCAACAGCTGGACTACGGCCTTGGCGGACCGGCCAACAACGCCGCGACGAATGCGGCGATCGCGCAGGCGCAAGACACCGGCAATTACTACAGCGGCACCTACAACAACCTCGCCGGCACAACAGGCGCGATGGCACAGGCGGCCGCGACGCGCGGGATCCAAGGGTATCAGGGCGACACGTCGCAGTATCAGACGGCCCTAAACCAGTCGGCTGCTGACGCGGGCATGCAGCAAGGCTCTTACGCGGCGCTGAATCAGTTCGCCAACAACACACCTGCGAGCGCGGCGACTCAAGCGCTTGGAAATGCGGGCGCCAGTTACGGCAACCTGAACAGCTTCGCCGCGCAGCCGTTGAGCTACAACGCCCAGGGGCAACTGAACTCGGTCGGGCAGAGCGCGAACAGCCTGAACGGGATCGGGAACTCGAAGTTCACCATGAACGCCGCTGGTCAGCTGCAGGCAGTCGGGCAAGACGCATCGAACCTCAGCAGCTTCGGCAACTCGATCGGGAACGGGCCGAGCGCCGCCGCGGGGAATCTCGGCGTGGCCGCGCAGAACGGGCAGAGCCTCAGCAATTTCGGGAACTCCAATTTCGGCGCCTCAATGGGTCAGGGCAACCTGAACACGGCAGCCCAAGCCGCGGGGAACCTTGGACAGTTCGGGACGGCGCCGATCCAAAACGCGGCCGCTCAGCAGTTCGCGCAGGCCAACCAGACCTACGGGGAGATGCAGCAGTTCCAGGCCGCGCCAATCGGTCCCAGCGCAGCCGAGCAGCAGCTCTTGCAGTCTACTGACGCCAACACCCAAAACGCGCTAGCGATGGCGCGTAGCGGCTCCGGCCTGGGTAGCGACGCCAC